CGTACATTTGAGGATACAGAAACCACTGGCATGGTAGAAGCTGCAATGCATAGATACAATGAAGTAAAAGAAAATTTAAAAAAGTTTCAAGGCCGCCATGGGCAAGAATTATTAATGAACATGATGGACGATCCGGGTGAAATAGGTGAAGAAGTAGATATAGACGAACTAAGAGAACGATTTGTTAAAAAGATTTACGACGATCGTTTCAATGAAGCACTTCCATATGTATACAAAGCCTATCAAAATAGGAAACGAATTAACACAGAAGAAACCACAGAATTTGAATCTTGGGCCACGGGTGTTACAGAAACCACTTGGGATTCTGATTCAGATGATATGTCAGAAGGCGAGTTGGAAAGATTATTTCAAAAACCAATTGCAGCAGGCATGGATGGTGTAGATGGTATTGCTGTTATTAACGGTATTCCAGACTTGGGTTCAGAAGACCTGCAAAACTCAATTAAAAAATTGTCGCAAGTACAAGGTCCAGATGCAGACATTAGAAACACTATTATTGGTTGGTTAATGTCAAACGGTGAACGAGCACTAGCACAGGGCTTGTTGGCAATGATGCAACAACAAAACGCAAATACTCAACCAACAGCTCCGCAGCCTCCTGCGCCACCACCGCAACCAGTTGGTGCCTCTACCATGGACACACCAGTTGTACAAGAGGAACTGAGTTTTCTTAAGAAACTGGCCGGCTTAAAATAATATATGCCAATAACAAAATTTTACGGTGGGTTTAATCCTGCCTGGCGTGCTGGCCGTCTTGAACGCGAGATTGTTGACAGTGTAGCAGATCAAATCAACACTCAATATTTTAACAGTAATTGCATAGTAGCAGTACCTAGTTGGCACGAACCAACTGACTTGATTCAAGATATTTCAAAACTTAATCCAGACTTGACTGTGATTTGTAGTTTGTCAGACCCGCTTGGCCCAATAGAAAACTTACTGGAGACACTACCCGGAAGAGTGGTTAAATTTGGCTATATTGACGCAGGAATACCGTTTGATTTTTGGGCCATGATGTGCCACTATTTTTTCCGCAAATACACGCTTGAAGAACTAGAGCCTGCGGACTTTAAACATGTATTTGTAAATTACAATAGAAAACCACATCGCCACAGAATTGAATTGATAAAAATGTTTGAACTAGAAAATTTAATTCAATACGGTGTAGTTACATTAGGGGACAGTGATTATACAGTAAACGACACTATAGAAGATTATTTGAATTATGGCAGCAGCGATATTGTAGGAGACGTAGGAATACCAAATGATATTTTTAGTCTAGGTAGAATGGATATTTGGAATTCACATTTTTTGAACATAGTAAGCGAAACTCAGTATGAGTATAGTGCCAATGTTTTTTTAAGCGAAAAAATATATAAACCAATAATTGGATTAAGACCGTTTGTGATTAATGGTAGTCCAAATATCTATAGGTGGTTGAAAGAAACTGGATTTGATTGTTTTGATGATATATTTCCAGTCAATGAATTGTCAATGAATAATGCAACTGGTTTCAAATTCAAAAATCATGCAATTATTTGTCAGGTAGTCAGAGATTTATGCCATTCTGATTTAGCAGAGCTATATAAAAAAATACTTCCAAGATTGATTTACAATAGAAATTTATTTTATGAATACGCAGCAAGTATACGATTTGATATCAAATTCAACATTTGAACCCACTTTGGTGTCGTTTATAGATAACTTGGTCATTGTTGATTTAGATTATTTTACTAACAGGAATTATCAGAATCAGGGTATGAATGAGTTTTTGTACATATTAAGTGGGTACAAGAATCATATTATGGTATTTTTAATAAGAGATGGTGTAAATTGTAATCTAACTGGTATTCGTGAAGCAATAAAAATAATAGTATCAGATTTGTCATTGACCAAAGAAAGCTGTTACATTTACGGATATGAAAATTTGGACCTGGATAATACAACATACATTCCGATGGATGTACTACAAATGTGGGGATCATTGTGCTACTCCAAAATTAAAAATTTGCCTTTATCTACAAATCTATTTCAGAAAAAATTTGCCGCTTTGTATGGCAGGCACGATATTTATAGATTAAAATTTTTTAGACACCTGTATGATAATTATAAAGATCAAAGTTTTCTTGCATTTAATTCTATAAATGGGTATTACAATTCAAGATTTTTAAAAGAATTTGAAGACGATATTAATTGGTACCAAGAAAAGTGTCCTGTTTTTTTAGATTTTCAACAAGCCAACAATTGGGTTCCATACGGAGAAAGCTTGAATACAATAGGAGCTCACTATAACAATTATTTTATAGAAATTGCAGCAGAAACTGATTTTTACACAAACAAGTTTTACACAGAAAAAACAATTAAGAATTTTTATTTAGGTAAACCTTTCTTGTTATGGTCTGGCGTAAAAAGTTTGGCTAGATTGCAAGACGAAGGATTTCAAACTTTTGCTCCTTACATAGATGAATCGTATGATACTATTCACAATATACAAGATAGATTTTGTGCTATACTAAATGAAATAGATAGGTTAGCCAAAATGCCAATGCAGGAATTGGTTGATATTCATTTGGCGTTGCATGATACTTTTGAACATAATAGAAAATTTTTTGTAGAAACTTTGTTGACACGCTAAATACACTTGTTATACAATTGCACGGTGCAGTTGTATATCTAGGCACAAACATTATGGCATTTTATAAGGAGAAACATTATGGCCACATCTTTAGCAGAAATTCGCGCTAAACTACAAGCGCAAGAAACACGTTCGCAAGGCGGACAATCACAAGGCGATAACGCCATCTATGCACACTGGAACATTCCAGAAGGCTCAAGCAGCAAAATCCGATTCCTACCAGACGCTAACACACAGAACTCATTCTTCTGGGTTGAGCGATTGATGATTCGTTTGCCGTTTGCAGGTATCAAAGGACAAGCTGATTCTAAGCCAGTTGTTGTACAAGTACCTTGTGTAGAAATGTACGGCGATGCTTGCCCAATCTTGGCCGAAGTTCGTACTTGGTTCAAAGATCCAGGTCTTGAAGAAATGGGTCGCAAGTATTGGAAGAAGAAGTCATACTTGTTCCAAGGTTTTGTAAGAGAGAATCCACTGGCGGACGACAAAACACCTGAGAATCCTATTCGTAGATTCGTTATTAGTCCCCAGATCTTTAATTTAATCAAGGCTGCACTAATGGATCCAGAACTAGAAAGCATGCCTACTGATTACACCGCCGGATTAGATTTTACTGTTACCAAAACAAGTAAAGGCGGTTACGCAGACTACAGTACTTCCAAGTGGAGTCGTAAAGAAACTGCATTGACTGCACAAGAACAAGGTGCAATTGATAGCTTTGGTCTTTATAATCTCGCAGACTTCCTGCCCAAGCGCCCAGGCGAAGTAGAACTTAAAGTTCTTAAGGAAATGTTTGAAGCCAGTGTAGACGGTCAAGCATATGATCCAGATCGTTGGAGTCAATACTTCAAGCCTAGCGGCTTTCAAGGTCGCGGCGGTGACGACACTGATTCATCTGCTCCTACAGCAAAAGCAGCACCGGCACCTGTACAATCTGCTCCGCCATTTGATGCTGACGAAGAAGATAATGCACCAGTAGCCACTGCACCTGTGCAAGCCGACGCCAAACCTTCCAGTCAGCGAGCTGAGGATATCTTGGCCATGATTCGGAATCGTAGTAAACAGTAAGGTGATTGGATGTTATCTCAATCTGATAACATCATTTTTCCAGACCGTTGTGATGTGTTAGAAATAATACCATCACAACGGTATGTCTATCCTATATATAAAAACGGTAGCAGTAGTTTATATAATTCAGGATTCAGACTTATGGATCACGATGAATTGCTAACTATTCCTGTAGTGGATATTTATGTTCGCAATCCTTACGATCGTTTTGTTACTGGCGTAAATACCTTTTTACAACATAACAAAAATCTTGATAGAACCACAGTATTATATTTTATTAATAATTACCTTTTTCTAAATAGACATTTTTGTCCACAGTTTCATTGGTTAGTAAACTTGCAAAGATTTACTCGTGCCAAAATTAGAATTAACTCAATAGACGCATTGTCAGAAATAACTCAGCTAAAAGTTAATCAAAGCCATGATCCATTACTAGATGAATGTCTTGGCACAGAGAAACTACATTTTTATTTGTCAATTGATAAAGTTCTAACCGAAGATCTAATAGGAAAAACAGTAACATTTAAACAAATTGTACAAACAATAAAACATCGACGGTACGAAGTGTACAAAGAAATTATTCAAAGGAGTATAGATTTATGCAGTGCCCTCGACTAGATCATTTTGTTAGATTCAATGCCAACGGAACAGTAAGTCGATGTGGTCATATGGTAAATCCTCCCCAGTTTGAATCTCTATTAGAGATGGAGCACAGTGATTGGCTAGTCAACATTAGAGAACAACTACAACCTGCAGAATGCATAAGATGCCAGGAAACAGAATCCGTAAACGGCACAAGTATCAGATTACATGCAATAGAATTTAATCAAAAACAGACTAAACCAGATTATTTGATAGTAGGAGGAGTATTAGACAACATTTGTAACAGTGGGTGTTTAACCTGCAATGCGGAACTTAGTACTAAGATTGGTAGCCTGACATCAAAAACATATCCAATAGTTGATAATACAAATAGATTTTGGAAATTACCAATTGACAGAATAGTTCACTTAGACATCAATGGTGGAGAGCCTAGTGCTAGTAAAAATTACAGAGACATCTTAAAGAATCTTCCGTTAAATGTAAAATCTATTAGGATCAACACCAACTGTTCGACGATAATAGATGAAATTGAACAGCTAATTGATCGAGGAATTCAAGTCACAGTGACGGTCAGTTTAGATGGTATAGAAGAAGTACATGATTATGTGCGATGGCCAATTAAATGGAATAAGTTTTACGAAAATTTAATGCATTATAAAAGAATTAACAAGTTAGAATTAAATACCTGGACAACAGTGAGTGCATTGAACATTCACAATTTTTCAACTATCAAACAATTTACAGCAAATCATCAATTGGCACATTCGTATGCATTTTTGCACAGTCCTGATCCATTGAATATTCGATATCAGAATAATTTGACATTGCCTTATAAAAACTCGTTTGCAGGTATAGTGGCAGTGGACAAAAACAATCAAGAAGAATTAGATGCGTTTATGTTTAGGCAAAAGCAGCTTCGAGGTCCAGTATGACCACAGCGACAGAATTGCCACGATTGGTAGCAAGTTTTACTTTTTACAATGAACCTCTAGAATGTCTAAAATAGCAATCACCGGACACAGTGCCGGCATAGGTCAGGCACTGGCAAAAATATACGAGTCACAAGGACACCAGATTGTGGGCCTTAGTCGTCGTAACGGCTATAACATTAGAAGTATTCCTAAATTGGTAGCAGCAATTGAGCCTTGTGATGTTTTCATCAATAATGCACAGGTGGGATTCGCTCAAACAGAACTGTTGTTTGAAGTATATAAAACATGGAAAGGACAAACTGGTAAAACAATTGTCAATATCAGTACCATGCTAACATCTGCTCCGGTAAGTTCGTTGCCTGGCTTAGAAATGACTGCCTACTATGTGCAAAAGCGAGCACTAGAAGAAGCCGTCAGTCAACTCAGGCATTTACAAGATTGGCCTAAATTGTGTTTAGTCAAACCCGGTGGTGTTGCTACCCAACCTGGGCTAACCAGCCCATGGCTTTATGCAGATGTAGATAGCTGGGCAGCACGTTTGATTGACATACTTGACTCGGGTCCAGACCTGTCAGTGGAAGAAATTGGCTTAGGTGTTAACTACCCGTGAACAGCAAAGACTATCTAACCAATCGAGCTTTTTGTCCCATGCCTTGGTCTGGCTTGATGTACAATTTTGACGGCAATGTTAAAAATTGTATTCGTAGTTCGTCGGCTATTGGTAACATACGAAACTCGTCTATGGAACAAATAGTTAACGGTATACAGAATGTACAAACCAAAACTGACATGCTTGCTGGCCGTCCCGGATCTCGCTGCCATCCTTGTTACAATTTAGAGCAAGAAAAAAATAAATTTGACATTATTAGCGATAGAGTCTTTTATCTCAAAGAACTAAAAACAGTACCGCTTGATCTTTACAGCCAACCAACACAGTTTGATTTACATACTGTTGATGTACGTTGGACTAACTTGTGCAATTTCGCCTGCGTCTATTGCGGTCCAGAATTTAGTAGTAAATGGGAAAACGAACTGGAGTTTCCGATCGCTAGGCCCGGTGATGACAAAAAAGAAAAATTTAAAAATTACATTTTTGAACATGCGGCACAGTTGAAACATGTGTACCTGGCCGGCGGCGAACCTTTGCTGATGAAAGAGAATTTGGAATTTTTACAATTACTCAAAAAAACAAACCCCACAGTTAACCTGCGTATCAACACCAATCTAAGTAAGGTAGACACCGGTATATTTGATCTGGTGTGTGAATTCAAAAATGTGCATTGGATAGTAAGTGTCGAAACTGTAGAGCAAGAATACGAATACATTCGTTATGGCGGAACCTGGCAAGATTTTGTTGACAATCTTCATACTATAAATCATTTGGGTAACAAGATTTCGTTTAACATGTTGCATTTTTTGTTAAATTACAAATCAATATTTACTTGTGTGGATTACCTGAAAGATTTTGGATTCCATAACAACAGTTTTGTTATTGGATCTTTGTTGACCCCTGAGTATCTAAATATTAGACACTTGCCCGAACACGTGATAACAGATTTAAAAAAACAATTGGCCGATAGAATCAACACACAGCCCGGTTTTCTATTGGAAAACGGATATCGTAACATATTACAATATGTAGACATTCCTATGGTCAAGAATTTACAAAATTCCATGGCTCAACTGAAACTGCTTGACGCAAAACGAAATCTAGACAGCAGCAAAATATTCAAGGATCTGTATGCTATTCAATAAACTGCGATTGTTCTTGGAAAAAAAATACAATTGTGAATGCTTTGTAAATTTAGACAGCTATCTTACACGGCCAATAACACAGATGTATATAGAGTTGAGCGCAATCAAAAAAGATAATTATACAGTCAATGATAGACTATTTTTTTACTCGCTGGCACCAACTAACAAAGACTTAGTTTTCCACTTACAAAAAACAATCACAGCATTAGATATACCTAATTACTTTGTACAAATTATATCTAATCAAACAGATATGGTACAACTGCTAACACAAGCCCGGCGCCAATATGTACCAGATCAAGATCCTATCACAGTGGTATCTTGCACTGATGAATCAATAGCACAGCCTGCACAGAGTACAAATTTTAACATCCCGGACACAATTTGTGTAAATCCCTGGATCAATTTGTTTTTGAATACAGACGGATCTGCCAACCCCTGTTGCATATATTCAGATCGTACTCAGCAGTTAAACATTAACACGCAGTCTTTTGATGAAATAATGAATTCACAACCGCTTAAGGATCTGCGTAAACAATTGCTTGAGGGTGAGAAAGCAGCTGGATGTCGTATTTGCTGGGACGAAGAAGTATACAACAAACAAAGCAAACGTCTACGAGACAACTATGTATTCAAAGATGCGCTTGGTATGATTGATTGGAATCAAATTGACAATCTAGCTCTACAATCTTTAGATATCAAACTGGGCAATATTTGTAACTTGGCCTGCAGAATCTGTTCGCCAGATCAAAGTACAACAGTAAACAATCAGGTAAAAAATAACGTACAACTACAATCGTTTTACAAACCCATTAATCTAAATACCAATTGGGTACAAAATAGTAACTCAACATTTTGGAATGATATGAAGTCAGCTAAAGACTCATTGACATATGTTCAATTTGAAGGCGGGGAGCCTTTGTTGGTCAAACGGCATTTTGAGATTCTGAAATTTTATGTGGCAGAAAATACAGCCAAGAATGTGCATTTGCATTACAATACAAATGGCACTATTTTTCTAGTAGATAGAATACCGTTGTGGAATCAGTTCAAACACGTGGAGTTTACTCTCAGTATTGACAATCTAGGGAAAAAATTTGAGTATGAAAGATACGGAGCATCTTGGGATGCAGTCTGTGCCAACATACTCAAGTATGCTAAATTAGACAGATCAAAATACACAATAAATGTGTCGTGTACGCTGTCAGCATTAAACTTGGCCGATGCTTATGATCTTTATGTTTTTTTTAAAAATCTTGACATTCCAGTCAATTATAATATTTTAAATCAGCCGGCCGATATGAGTATCAATGTTTTGACACAGGATGCAAAAAAGTATATACTTTCTAAGATTGGCAATACTGAAGATTCTGAATTCAGCAACAAAATTGATCCGGTAATTAAGCAATTATTTAACAATAATAATAATTTATTAGACAGATTCATTGATAGGGCTCGAGTAGTTGATGAATCAAGGCAACAAAAATTTAGTGATGTATATCCTGAATTATATAATTTTTTAAGGAAACAATAATCATGGCTAAACCATTTGACGTAAGCAAATTTCGTAAAAGTATTACAAAAAGTATTGACGGTATCAGCGTTGGATTCAACGACCCAACAGACTGGATCAGCACAAACAATTACGCTCTTAACTATCTTATTAGCGGGGATTTTAATAAGGGTATTCCAATGGGTAAGGTTACTGTGTTTGCTGGAGAGTCTGGTGCAGGCAAAAGCTTCATCTGCTCAGGAAATCTGGTTAAGAACGCACAACAACAAGGTATATATGTTATTCTTATCGATAGTGAAAACGCACTCGACGAGGCCTGGCTTCACGCACTCGGCGTTGATACAAGTGAGGATAAGCTCCTTAAACTCAATATGGCTATGATTGATGATGTGGCCAAAATGATTACAGAGTTTGTTAAAGAGTACAAAACACTGCCCGAGGACCAGCGCCCCAAAGTTTTAATCGTATTAGACAGTTTAGGTATGTTGCTAACACCAACTGATGTAAACCAGTTCGAAGCCGGCGATCTCAAAGGTGACATGGGTCGTAAGCCCAAAGCACTAACAGCACTTGTTCGTAACTGTGTAAACATGTTTGGTAGTTTAAACATTGGACTTGTTGCTACAAACCATACATATGCAAGTCAGGACATGTTTGATCCAGATGACAAGATCTCGGGTGGACAAGGCTTTATCTATGCATCAAGTATTGTTGTTGCAATGAGGAAACTCAAACTTAAAGAAGACGAAGATGGCAACAAAATTAGCGAAGTCAAAGGTATCCGCGCTGCCTGTAAGATTATGAAAACACGTTATGCTAAACCATTTGAGAGTGTTCAAGTTAAAATTCCTTATGAGTCCGGTATGAATCCTTATAGCGGTCTAGTAGACATGTTTGAAGGCAAAGGTTTGTTGCAGAAAGAAGGTAACAGTCTTAAATACACGCTAGCAGATGGAACCGTTATCAAGCAATTCCGCAAAGCGTGGGAACGCAATGAAGATGGATCACTTGATAAAGTTATGATAGATTACACAATGAATCCTCATAAAATTGTTATTAATGAACAAGAATAAAAATTACGTTGCAGTAAGTACAGATAATCCTATAATCAGAGTTGAACCATATTTCAAAAGTTTTATTGTTCATTGGTTAATAGGAACTAGATGCAACTACAATTGTAGTTATTGTCCGGATATGTGGCACAGTTATACTACACCAGACAAGTCACTAAGTGATTTACAGATTGCTTGGAAAAGAATCATTGAAATAAATCATACGACCTTAAAAAAATATGAGATAGTATTTTTAGGAGGAGAAAACACCTTAAATAAAAATTTTCTTCCGTTTTTAAGTTGGCTGCATAACGAGTATAAAGATTTAATAGCAAACATGGGATTTATAACAAATGGAACAGCCACGATAAAATTTTATACCGAAGCAATTAATTACTGCGACTGGATAACTTTTTCTACACATAGCGAATTTATCAATGAGGATAAATTTTTCCGTGTTGTTACTAAAATAAACGAATTATCAAAAAATACAAATTGTAGCATAAAAGTTAACATTATGAACGAACCTTGGCATCAGGAAAGAATTAAGAAATATAAAAATTATCTTGATATAATGAATATAGATAATTATATGCATCCAATTTATGACTTTAAAGAAGGTAAATCGCCATTGCCTGTCCAAACACAAAAGATAGATTTTTTTCATGATAAATTTATACAAAAATGAACACTGTAACGCAATAGTGTTTTTAAAAAACGGTAGTTCAATCGAAGTATCAACTGATCAAATTCATTCAAAACATTTGCATCACTGGAAAGATTGGTATTGTAATGTTGGAGTAGACAGTATTTTTATTGACAATGACTTTACTGTTTATGCTGGAAATTGCCGCAATGATAGATTGGGTAATCTACATGATAAAAATTTTTCATTGTTTAAAAAAGCTATGAAATGCAAACAAGAAACATGCACTTCTTGTGCATCTGATTTATTTTCTACAAAATTTAAGGAAACAGTCAAATGAGTATTGATGTTGAGGTATTAATTGAATCTTATATTACACTTAAAGAATATATTCCTGCTAAAGAACGACAAGCCGCTGCTGATAATCTTGTGAGCATGCTAGTTGACAATCTTAGTGACAAAGAGCTTAAAGAATTTAGCGGTGCAGATAGCTTTGTGAAAAGAGCCATGGATGAATATTTAGATGACGATGATTACGAACTTGATGAAGAATGAATGTCAAACAAAGAAAAATATTTTCCCATTCACACAGACACAGCATGTAAATTAAAGTGGACATGGTCCGCTCTTTATTTGGATAGAGCCAAATCTGCTACTTGTCATAGAACAGCCTACTATCCGTTGACTGTTGAAAATTTTTCCAATTTTCATAACAATCCATTAGTTATCAGTGACAGGCAGAATATGCTACAAGGCCGTTGGCCTGACGAAAGCTGCAGATATTGTAAAAATATTGAGGATAGTGGCGGAGTAAGCGATAGATTGCATATGCTCAGTCAACCTGGTTTAATTCCTACTGAACTTGATACTGATCCTGTCGCTATTCATGTTACTCCTAGAGTACTTGAAATTTTTATTAATAACGTATGTAATTTATCATGTGTTTATTGTAAAGGTGATTTAAGTAGTCGAATAAATCAAGAAAATAAAAAATTTGGAAAATTTGAAAAGAATGGAGTATTACTTGAAGAAATTCCTATCAGCAACTCTAACAATTTAATATCTTCTTCGCTTTCTTGGCTTGATACTAATTATCAGCAGCTGGAAAGATTGCATTTTTTAGGCGGTGAGCCTCTAGTACAAAAAGAATTAGATTTATTTTTAGAATTTTTACAAAAGAATAAAAATTCCAAATTAGAAGTAAATATCATAACAAATTTAATGGTAAGTGAGTCTAGATTAAAAAAATGTATTCAAATCTTTCAACAACTAATAATAGAAAAGCGAATTAAACGACTGGATATTACCTGTAGTATTGACAGTTGGGGCAATGAACAAGAATTTGTTCGATATGGGTTAAATTTAAAAACATGGGAAAGAAATTTTAATTTATTGTTAGAAATACCGTGGTTGGTTCTGCACATAAATCAGACAATTACAAATTTAACTATTAAACAAATGCCAACACTAATAAAAAAATTAATTGAATGGCGAAATAAAAAAAATGTAGGACACTGTTTTTCGACTGTTACTCCTGGCCCCAGTTACATGATTCCGTCAATTTTAGGCTCAAAAGAATTTGCAGAAGACTTTGAAAAAATATTAAAATTAATGCCACGTAACACCAGCGAAGACGAAATAAAATTTGAATATATGCAGGGCATAGCTAAAGAATATTTGCAAAATTCTCAGATTGACCGCACAGAAATTAAGAAGCTTTATACTTTTTTAAATGAAATTGACAGAAGAAGAAATACTGATTGGCAATCAACTTTTCCATGGTTATTAAAATACAAAGAATATGTGGTATAATAAAATTGTTGCGGATCTTGGACAAATTCCGGCCTTCATTGATTATTATGAAGGTGAACTTGTACAGGCAAAAAAAGAAACATTTATACGAGGTAATGTTGAAAAAGCCGCTGCGAATTTACCTGGAATTACAGAGCATAGATTTAATCAGCTACAAGAGATCGAAGCGGTACTTGAATATCTGAATATACAACTTCGTAAAATTAGACGAAAGCATTTTCAAAAGTATTTGGAAGCTTATGCCCGGGCTCTTACCAGTCGCGACGCAGAGAAATATACAGATGGTGAGGACGAAGTCATTGACTTTGAAACTATCATTAACGAAGTTGCTTTGCTTAGAAACAAATGGCTCGGAGTTATGAAAGGTTTGGAAAGTAAAAACTTTATGCTTGGTCATGTGGTAAGATTAAGAACAGCAGGTATGGAAGATATTGTTGTATAATGAATTACAAAGAACACGCTAAAATATTGTTACATGAATGGGCTTTGTGTAATACTGCACGGCCAAAAAATAATGCCATTGATATACAAATAGAAAAAGATGTTTGTGGAAGATGGGCTGTAAATTTAATTCATAATTTAAATTGGGGAGCAGAATCTGAATTAGTAGAAGCCTGTTATCAATTAGAATCAAGATTAAAACCACTTAAAGAAAAAATTATTATTGAGGTATTACAAAATGGGTCTGTTTAAAAATTCATACGAAAGTTACACACATACACAGTTTATACGTGATTTACTTTATGAATATGACACATTTTTAGACAGTCTTGAAGTTATAGCTGACTTTGGATGCGGCGACGGATCTAACATTGAATGGTGGGCCAATCTTAAAACCAGAGACGATCCACCTGAACCTAGAAATTATCTGTGTTATGCAGTTGATACAAATATAAAAAGAATAAAGAATGCAGTAAGTTTATTACCAAATGTTAAAGTAATAGAAGTTGATCTAGAAGAACAAAGATTTATACCAAGGCAAATTGATTTAGTTTGGTGCCACAATAATTTTCAATATATTACTAATCCTCTTAATACTTTAAAGAATTGGAATGAAATGATGAATGTGAACGGCATGCTCATTCTTTCAATGCCACAAGCGGTACATTATCAGTACAACAGACTTAACAACATTAGTCATAATGGTTGGTACTACAATCACAATGTTGTAAGTCTTATGTATATGTTAGCAGTGAATGGGTTTGATTGTAAAGATGCTTACTTTTATAAAAAAGAAAATGATATGTGGCTTTACTTAGCTACTTACAAAAGTGATATCAAACCAATGAATCCTAAAACTACTACATGGCACGATCTGATTGATCTTGATCTTGTAAATGAAAGTGTAGTGCAATGTATCAATACTTACGGATATGTAAGACAAGAAGAAATTATTACAACTTGGCTTGATAAAGATTTCCACAAAATTAAAGAATGAAAATAGTTCTTGCAAATGGAGGTTTTGATCCTTTACATTCAGGTCATATTGCATATTTCAAAGCAGCTAGAGCACTTGGAGATATGTTAATAGTAGGACTCAATAGCGACGAATGGTTAGAGCGTAAAAAAGGTCGCGCCTTTATGCCTTGGAATGAGCGTTTGTGTGTATTAAACAACTTGTCAATGGTTGACGAAGTTTATACATTTGACGACCATGATGATTCAGCAAGACATTTTATTCAACAAGTACGAGCACACTATCCTGATGCTAAATTGATATTTGCAAATGGTGGTGATCGGACTGTAGAAAACATTCCTGAGTTGTCCGAACCGGGCATAGAGTTTGTGTTTGGAGTAGGCGGCGATAATAAAAAAAATAGCAGCAGCGATATATTACGGCGTTGGGCCTCAGTAGAAATGGAAAGATCTTGGGGTTCATATACAGTATTAAATGAAATTCCTGGAGCAAAAGTAAAAACCCTAACAGTACAGCCTGGGCAAACTTTAAGTATGCAAAGACATCAGTTCCGTAGTGAATTTTGGATGGTTATTGAAGGTACTTGTATGATTAACATGGCTTTACCTGGTGATCTTAACAATCCGCCAAAAATACTAAGCAAATACGACGAATGGCGTGTGCCTAAAAACACCTGGCATCAATTGACTAATCCTTTTACTAAACCATGCACTATTGTTGAAATACAGTACGGTGACAAATGCATAGAAGAGGACATAGAGCGTCTGTAAACACAGCGCGGTAAATATGTTATCATGCGCAATTTAATTAACATACTTACTGAAGCAGCCTCAAAAGCAGATGTCCAGCAAATACTGGCACAAAACGGATATACTGACTTAAAAATATCAGGCAACCTTGTAGCTGTATTGGTACAGGTACCAGATGGACAAATTAAGGAAGCTTTTAGACACAAAGTTCTACTAGATCTAGTAGAAATTATCAATGCAGCCAACCCTGATGTGCAGGCAAGATATAGTCCTTATCAACCTAGTAGCATTGGACA